TTTGTTAATACATCAATCTTAAATTGTTCTAGATTATTAACTTCTGCTTTTGTTAACTGTCTTAGGTTCTTTTTATTGTTAGACTATAGATAAGCATTTGTTAAAATATCTGATAGTTTTTCCCAAGTTGTTTCAGACCATACAACTAGCTCTGATACTCCGGGTTTTGTTCTTGGATTTGCAATTCGCTGCTTCCTTGGGCCAGTATCATTAGACAATGGAGGTCTACCATTGCTGTTTGACGGTTTAGCTGCTGGTGCGGCTGGACCGGCTGGGGCTACTGGTTTAGGTATTAAAACATCTTTTGGGACACTTGTCTTAAGGCCAACGTCTTGTGGGGTAACTTTGCCACTTTGTAAAGCTATCTTCTCAAGATTTTGCTTATGCTTTGGATCGTGATATGGGCTGGCCTTTGGAGAAGTCTTACCTTCTTCTCTAGCTGATACTTCTCTCTTAAGTCTAATCTTTTCAATCTCTGGGATCTCCTTAAATCTTTCAAGAATAGTTTCGTGACTAATGATATCTCTATCTGCTAACTGTATTAGCAAATTCTTTTCTGTGGCTTCATCAGATAGTGTCATTTGGTCAAATTGAATATAAGCAGGATATCTAAAACCCATAGCTTTTCTAACAATTTCAATTTCTTTTTCCCAAAACTTTATAAGCAAATCTCTTCCGTATTGTAATCTTTCAACTAGAGTTTTAAGAGAGATGAAATTATTTGTGAAACCACCGCCATTTGTAGCCATACCTGTTAGTGTTGGTGGAACACCAAGGCCAGCATAAATGCTATTTAGAACGGCAGTATATTTTTCTGAACCTAAGAATTTGTAAACTTCGCTACTAGACTCTTTAAATGTTAATTCTGGACCCCAAACTAATTCCATTGTTCCGCCACCAACGTTACTAGCTAAAATATCTCGTAGTTTATTAATAGCAGCTTTGTTTGGAAGAATTTTGTGTTCAAGACTACCAAGAGTCCACAAACGAATGTTTGAGATAGCCCCATCAAGAGCAGATAGGTCGGCTAGCCTCATCTTTTCTAACATGATAATATCATCTAGAATAGCATAGATCATAGGATTAGCCCACTGTAACCAATCGTCTTTCTTGTAATGGAATACGCTTAGTCTAGAATTATCTAGTGGTATTTCTTTGTCGCCCCTTTGTAAGCTTTGCTTAATTGCTGGTGGTAAGGTGTCTAGAACTGTACTTGGAATATCTCCATTTGGAAACTTATCAAGAAAGGTGTTTGCAGAAAGTGCGTAGTCCTTAGAACCCATGAATAAAGATAAATTTCCCTTCACCATCTTTACAGTAAGCGGATTGAAGAAGTTATATCGCCAAGGTATTTGATTTTCTGGAACGCTTGGGACTTCTACGCGAATATCTTTAGCTAAAGATTTCATATAAGTTGTTAACTCTGGGGTCATGTTTGCATAGCTGCGATATATAATAACATTCCCAGCTTTGTAAAGATTGTTGAGAAATCTTTCTGATCTTTCTTTGCCATTAACACTTTTGAACCACTGCTTATAAAAGTTTTCTACGCTACTATTTTGGTGTACGATTTCTATGCCTTGACTACCAAAATCCCCCATGAGGTCAATAATGTTTCTAATAATGCCAACTTTATCGTAAGCGTCCATGCACATTTTAATGGCGCGCCTTTGTTGCTGCGGAACAGCTTCGTCTGGACGAAATGCGTAGTAATCGCTTGGGCCAAAACCGGGCTTTACTGTTCTGTTAGACTCAATATCAATAAAATTACGGTAGTGAGTACCTTGAGCTTTAGGCAATCCAACATATTCTGAGATATTATCAGAGAATTTAGAAAAAGCATCAGCTTTGCTGGGTAAATCATCATCATTCCACGTTATCATTTCTTCGTTGCTCATGGTTCTCTCTGTAATTGGATTGTTAATTGGATTGTCTAATTACTAATACACATCTTTCATTTGATCTGCAAACCAGCTTGGTCCAGTGTATAATTTTTCATTTTCATAGGAGTTTTTATCGCCGCCACCTCTTCCGGTAGCGAAACCGCCATAGAAATTATAAGCTTCTTGCTCCGGTGTTCTTTGGAGAACTCTTGCTGCCATATTTGCCATCAATAGTGCAGAATATCGGTCTTTTCTCATTTTGCTCTTTTTGCCAGTTCCAACAACAACCTCTGGAGTATCCCACCTGTCTCTACCATTATTAGTTTGAGTCATTTGTATCATGGAAAGCTCATCTTTTAATTCTTCTATGTCCATAACGCACTCTTCTAGAGTATCAAACATTCTATGCTTAATATCATCCTGCGCGCTTGATAATCCCAAGCTTACGGCATCAAAGAATGGAAATAATAACACTTTATCTTCAAAGTCTTTTCTCATTCCGTGATTGGCTTCTGCTAGCCATTCATATTTAGCAAATTGGCACATTTGTATAATATGCAATCCGCGCTCTCCATCTGTATCTTTAGGTTTATCATCATCTATAGTTGGCCAAAGTGGAAGTTCTCCAGTTTTCATCTTGTCTTGATCGTGCAGAGATTCTGTAACTGCCACGCCGCCACCTTGAGCATCAATTGCAATATGTATACATGGATAGAGAGCCATCAAATCTCTAATTTTCCTAGCGCAGTAAGAATAAAAATCCGTCTCTGTCGAATATCCCTTTTTAACTTTTTCTTTGTGTTCTGATCTAGTTGTTGTCCAGCAATGAACTATTCTTCTGTGGTCTGGGTTTATTTCAAGAACAACAATGCTGAAATTATCTACTTCTGATGCTGGGTCAACTCCAAAGATGTACTTTTTATTTGGATCTCCAATTAAGTTTGCTTCAAAATGAATGGGAGTGCCTTTACTGTCTTTAATTTCATTTTCTTGAGATATAACGCATGATTCAATTAATGATCTCTTAAAGAATCCCTGACTATCCCTTGTAAAACAAGCTCCGTACTCCATCTGATAAATACCAGTGTGAACAGTAGCTTTTGATCTAGCAACTTGATCAGCATCCATGAAACCCTTTGGTAATAGTTCATATGGCATACGGATAATAGAGTATTGTGTCCAATCAAAACTTTCTGGGTAGTCTTCGCCACCAAACACTTCTCTTAACTTAGCTGGATTTCCTTGACTCTTAATAATTGCTTTCCATTTTTTCCAGTATGTAGCAAAATGATTAAAGTCGTAATAGGCTGTGCCAGATAATACGATTTGATTATCTTTAGATTGCTTTGATGAAGAATTATCTTCTTCAATAATAATGCCTAACTCTTCTGCTTTTTGTTTTGCAGCAAGACGTTTAACATTTGCCACTGGATCAGCACTAACTGCGGCGAAACCAGCAACAACGTTTTCAAAAATATCTCTAGGAATAGAAGCAAACTCATCGCTGATAATATCATTGGCTCTTTGACCTCTAATTTTTTGACCGTCACCTAATGGGAGACACGTAATTGTACTTTCATTAAGTCTCATTACGCATCTATCAGTATCACGCCTAGGGCCACTATCTGCATCACATATATCTCTTAACATTGGAGAATTGCGCCAAATAGTTTCCATGTATTCAAAGATAACTTTTGACTGCCTAAATGCTGCACCAACAACAACTATTTTTCTTCGTGGTAATACTAATCCTCTAAGCATTGCATACAGAGATAGCATAAAAGATTTGCCAAAACCTCGACTAGCAATTAACATTGGGAACTTTCTGTTCCATACTTCGTCTAGAACTAGAGCTTGAGATGGAAGAAGTTGTACGTTCAGTATGTAGTGACAGAAAAATGAAAGATACTCTGGCCTAGTCATTAGCCAAGCAAGCTTCAAGTGAAAGTCTTCTTCGCTTGGTCGCAACATGCTCATTGGGTTGAATAAATCCGTATCTACGGAATCTAAACCAAGCCAAGCTTCATCTATCTTTTTCAGTTCACTCATTCTTGTGCCAATCCGTAAGAACCGCGTCCGCAAATCCGTAATAGACTGCTTCTTCTGCGTTCAAATACCAATCTCCAGATTTTAACTTACGAATAAGATATTGTTTTACTTGTTTTTCACTGGGCTTTTTACCAAACTTGTCCTTAAAGAACTGCCCTTCTAC